GGATTGAGAGTGACACTCCCCTATCTAAAGAAGCTATCAGTGAAAGAGCGATAGATGAAGCAGAGTTTGACGGCATTTCAGATAGTGGTGAGTGTCAAGTTGAATATATAAAGGAGCTATAAGATGACAAAATATAAATACCAATGTAATGAGTGCTATTCAGATTGTAATAAGAATAGTGAGGAGGGTTGCTTTTCTGATGAACCCAAAACAACAGATTTCACTCCGTCTTGTATAGAGTCAGAGTGGAATGTCGAACCTAGATGGAAGGAGGTAAAAAAATGATAGCGTTTACAATAGCTTTCATAATTAGTGCAGGTATGGTCATAGGTATAGCTTGGTGGCTTACAGATGGCTTTAAATTTTAAGTTAATAAAAGGAGCGATAAATGAGTGATGAAAAAACAAACAATACAAAAGTTAAATATAGAGGTGAGAGAGTTAATTTAGATATGTCTCTAGAGAATTACACTAAACTATTAGGGGGTCTTAATGATTTAAGGTCTGCCTTATCTACGATAGCTGAATGTAATGATTTATGGTTGACGGAAGTAAACAAACTAGAGACTCTATCTTACACTATGTTTGCATTAGGCTACGAGCGAGGAGAAAACTATTATTCGGACGTTAAGCTACCTACTAATGCACCTACAAAGGGTAAAGCTAAATGAGGTGTAAATGCTGCGATAAGAAGCTCTCGGAGGTTGAGTCAGTAAAGAAAGACCACGAGACTAAAGAGTATTTAGATACTTGTTCTTACTGCCTAGCGATGTCTAACCCTTTCAATACAGATAACTACGAGGAGGAAGATAATGAATTAAAAACATATGAAAAAAAGTAGTAAAATAGGTTGATTTTTTACTCAATTTATGATATAATATTACTATAGATAAAACACTTAAAGTGAGTACCTAACGTGATAACGATTATAGTTATTATCTTTAGGTCTCACTTAAGGAGTTATACTTAAGGTGATAATGATTATAGTTATTATCGATAGCTAGTCTCTTTAAGTATAAAACTTAAGTTCAAATATTTAGTATTACTAGTAAGATTAAGGAAAGCCCTATAGAGGGGTCAACTCATAACGAGGTAAGCCACGCCTTATTGTGAGTTATTTTAATAAGTGGCAATATAGGAAATAAAAACTATGATAACAAAAGGAATAGCGAAGTACATTTATCTTAACACTACCGAGAAATTTAACGGTGAGGACACAGGTAAGTATACAATAACTGTAGGTATGTCTAACTCGGAAGCAAAGAAACTTGAGGACGCAGGAATTAAAGTTCGTGAGTTTAAAGACGATAACGGCAAATCCTACAAAGCTAGGAAGTTTTCTACTCAATACAAACTAGCTGACAATATGATTCAGACTGAAAGTGGTGAGGTAATAGGCACTAATTTTGGTAGTGGGTCTAACGTGGAGATACTTTGGAAAGCAGGTGAGAAACACCCTACACACGGTGTGGCTACATATCTAACTGCAATTAAAGTAGCTGACGAACACGAGGAAGGATTTAAAAGTAAGCCTAACGAAGAATTAGAAGAGTTTTGGGCTTAATCTAACCTATGTCAGAATGCATTGCACATATACCCTGCAACGAATGTGGGTCTAGTGATAATGTAGGTCTTTACTCCGATGGTCATACCTATTGTTTTGGGTGTCACCATCGGACACCTCCTACACATATCAATCAATCAGAATATCGAGAAAAGGAGAACTATATGGACACAGAAGTCTCCATTAAAGGTTTCAAGGGGGCAATCCCTGAAAGAAACATCACAAAAGAGATAGCAGTCAAATATGGAGTACGTATATCTCACGGTGAGAATGGACAAGTAAATAAACATTTCTATCCTTATTATCACGCCCGATCAGGGGATTTAATAGGATATAAAGAACGTAATACAAAGACTAAATCATTTCATATAGACGGCACTAATAAAGGTGCAGGTCTATTCGGTCAACAAGCATTTAAAGAGGGAGGTAAGTACCTAACTATCTGTGAGGGTGAGTTAGATGCCTTGTCTGTAAATGAAATGTTCGATGGTAAGTGGGCAGTAGTATCGTTAAAGAATGGTAGTGGTGGAGCATTACGTGATATCAAAGAGAACCTAGATTATATCGAGTCATTCGACAATGTAGTCTTATGTTTCGATAATGATGACGCAGGTAACGATGCCATCAAGGAAGTTAGGGATGTCATATCCCCTAATAAATTACGTATAGTTAAACTACCTATGAAGGATGCCTCTGATATGTTACAAGCAGGTAAGATTAAAGACTTCATAGATTCTTGGTGGAACGCTAAAGGGTATACTCCTGCAGGTATAGTGGCCGCAGAGGACACTTGGGAGTACGTAAAGGAAGACCAAAATGTTAAGTCTATTCCTTATCCCTGGCAACAATTAAATGAAGTAACTTATGGTTTCAGACAGAAGGAGTTAGTAACTATAACTAGTGGTAGTGGTATGGGTAAGACTAGTGTGATGAAAGAATTAGAGCACTATATACTGAATAACACTGATGATAATATAGCTGTGATACATCTAGAGGAGACAGTAGGTAGAGCAGTTAAAGGTATCACTTCAGTAGAACATAACCTACCCTTACATCTGCCCGAATATGAGGATAAACTTACAGAGAAGCAGAAGTACGATATGTGGTATAAGGCTGTAGGTTCAAAGACAGGTAGGATATTCTTCTTCGACCACTTCGGTTCGATAGCAGAGGACTCTCTTATATCTCGTATCAGAACATACGCTAAAGGATTAGACTGTAAATGGATTATACTAGACCATCTATCTATAGTAGTCAGCGACCAAGAAGGTTTTATTGATGAAAGAAAAGCTATAGATAGTATTATGTCCAAGCTACGTAAGATAGTGCAAGAGACAGGCATAGGTCTATTCCTAGTGTCACATCTAAAGAGACCTCAAGGTAAAGCACACGAAGAGGGAGGTCGAGTATCTCTATCAGAGTTGAGAGGCAGTGCGGCCATAGCACAGCTATCTGATATGGTCATAGGTTTGGAGAGGAATCAACAAGCTGATGACGATCGGGATAGAAATACTACTGTACTACGAGTAATTAAGAATAGATTCAGTGGTCTCACAGGTAAGGCAGGAGAGCTAGTCTATAATAAAATCACAGGTAGATTAAGAGAAGGAGTAGATGGTGAAAGCTTATTTTGATATAGAGACTGACGGACTCGAAGCTACTCGAATACACTGCATCTGTGCAATGACTGATTGGGACAACACCGTAGTTAATTTTTTAGGAGATAAATGCTATGAAGACTTCAGAGAATGGTTGGTATACGAGGGAGTTGAAACCCTTGTGGGACATAATATTATCGGCTTTGATGTACCTGTTCTACGGTCTATTTCTAATGATTTATATGACTATAATCTTCGTGATACTCTTATCATCAGTAGGTTACTTAACCCTAGTATGGATGGGGGTCACTCACTGAAAGCTTGGGGTGAGAGACTGACTAACACTAAAGATGATTATGACGGTGGTTGGGAAGAGTTCTCTGTAGAGATGTTGAAGTATTGTCAGCAGGATGTACGAGTAACTAAAGATTTATCTAATCATCTAGATATTTTACTCGATGGAACTGACCAACAAGCAGTAGATATAGAACATAAGGTAGCTGAAATAATACAACAACAGGAACAGAATGGTGTACTCTTCGATGAACGTAAGGCTTATGATTTATTAGCTGAACTGAAAGAGAAGGTTCTAGATATAGAGAATAAAGTACGTAAGGTATTCAAACCTCTACCTACTTGGAAATCATTAAATGTACTCAAGAATCCTAAACGTAAGGATGGTTCTAATTCCCTAGCATATCAGAAACAATTAGATAAGGGTGCTCATTATGATGCTGATTATGATGATTGGGGTTATATAGATTATCCTGAATTTAATCTAGGTAGTAGACAACAGATAGCTAGATATTTAATGCACTTCGGTTGGAATCCTGGAGAGTTCACTGAAAAAGGTAGTGTCATAGTTAATGAGAAGGTATTAGAGGGAGTAAATATACCTGAAGTTAAGTTGATAGTAGAGTACCTAACTCTAACTAAAAGATTAGCTATGGTGAGGAGTTGGTTAGAATCAGTTACTGATGATGGTAGGATACACGGTAGAGTAAATACTTGTGGTGCTATAACAGGAAGGATGACACATTCTAATCCTAACTTGGCTCAAGTACCTGCTGTCTATTCAGAGTACGGTAAGGAATGTAGGGAGTTATGGACTGTACCTACAGGTAAGAAGTTAGTAGGAGTAGATGCTAGTGGTCTAGAGTTACGGATGTTAGCACATTATATGAATGATAAAGAATACACAGAGGAGGTAGTGGATGGAGACATACACACAGCAAACCAAATGGCTGCAGGACTTCAATCAAGAGATAAGGCAAAGACTTTCATATATGCCTTCCTTTATGGAGCAGGAGATAGAAAGATCGGGGAAGTCGTCAGTGGAACAGCGAAGGATGGTGCTAAACTTAAAAGCAAATTCCTTGATAATACGCCATCACTTAAGACTCTACGAAAACAAGTTGACAATGGAAGCACAAAAGGTTGGCTTAAGGGTCTCGATGGGAGAAGATTAATCATAAGGTCACAACATAGTGCACTGAATGTATTGCTACAATCAGCAGGTGCTATAGTGATGAAACAAGCTCTGATTTTGTTAGATAAGTACGCTAGAATATACAAGATAGATTATAAATTTGTTCTCAATGTTCACGATGAATTTCAATTAGAGGTATGTGAGGAACAGGCAGAACAATTAGGAGGACTTGCAGTTGAATGTATCAAGAGAGCAGGTCTAGATTTTAAACTAAACTGTCCTTTGGATGGTGAATATAAGGTAGGTAAAACGTGGGCACAGACACACTAAAGAGTGGCTATCGTAAAGATAGCAAGATAAAAGAAAAGGAAGATTCGCATTTAGGTTGTTTTTCATATCCTAATTGCGATATTGACCCATCAGGTTGTACTGTTTATAATGATGATTATGAAGAGTATGGACATAGAGATAACAAGGAGGTACAACAATGAGTACAACAGATACACTAGTAGATGACATATATCATTTGATAGACACCAAGGAAATTCCTGAAGGTGTAGATGTCGAAGAAGCAATAGAGAGTTTCGGTGAGAATATGAAACAAATATTGCGTAATAACATAACCGAACACGATTTCGATAGACGTAAGTTAAGGATGTCTAACATAGGTAAGAAGGATAGACAGTTATGGTATTCTTATAATGGTTATAAGGGAGAGGAACTAATGCCTCACACTAGAATTAAATTCTTGTATGGTCATATCATAGAAGAGATGGTATTAGCTCTAGTTAAATTATCAGGACATAAGGTTACTGATAAGCAGAAGAGAGTAGAAGTAGAAGGTATCAAAGGTTCTATGGACTGTAAGATAGATGGTCTTCTAGTAGATGTTAAGTCCACTGCTCCTTATGGTATGAAGAAGTTCAAGGACGGTTCTCTGATTAATGATGACCCATTCGGATATATAGACCAAATCAAAGGCTATGCTCACGCTGAAGGAGTGAAGGAGTTCGGTTGGTTAGCTATGGATAAGACCAACGGACACTTAGCATTACTCAAGTACGATATGGAAGATGAGTCTCAGTGGTATTGGACTAAACTAAACTTCTCTACTATAGTAGATAGAATCAAGCGAATAAAGAATGTAGTTAAGTTCCCTGAACCACCTAAGAGATGCTATGGTCACGTTCCTGACGGTAAGAGTGGTAATATGAAGTTATCTGTAGGATGTAGCTACTGTGCATATAAGCACGAATGTTGGTCTAGCTTGAGGACTTTCATCTACTCCACTGGTCCAAGATACTTAACCTTCGTGGCGAGAGAGCCTAATGTAGTAGAGATAGATAAAGACGGCAACAAGTTAGATAATTTCTATAATAATGACTAACAATAATAAGTATAGGAGCAAACTAGAGAAAGAATGTCATCAGTTATTAGGTAAGAGTTGGGAGTATGAACCCTCTCGACTCGCCTATACTGTAAGGAAAAACTACACACCTGATTTTGTCAAAGGTAAGTACCTGATAGAGGTGAAAGGTTTCTTCAGGACAGGAGATACTCAAAAGTATAGGGCTATAGCTGAACAGTGTGGGTTTGAAGGTAAAGAATTAATATTCCTGATGCCTAACCCTGACAAGAAGACTCGTAAAGGAGGTAAGATAACTTACAGGGAGTGGTGTGCTAAATACCACATAAAGATATTTTCCACTAAAGAGGTAAAGGAGCTGAAGAAATGGACGAAAACAGATGCTAACACTTGAAGAACTCAAAGAGAGGATAAATGCAGAGGGTTTCGATGAGTGTCTTATATGTGATACTCTAGAGATAAGCACTCCAGAATTATTAGATGCCTTTGAAGATAAATTAATGGATAATAGGGAGAAGTTTGATGATGATGACAATGGATAACTTTATGTTGTTCCAATTAGCTATGTTTGTGATAGGTGGTTACTTACTACACAGACACGGTGAGAAAAGATATGAGCGTGGTATATTAGACGGAATACTTATGCACCACGAAGGAAGATTAACATATAAAACTTATTTAGAGGGTGATGTAGAGATGTTAGATATACAAATAGCAGGAGACGAAGAGTGAAGAAGAAACGACATCCTCTAATAAACAAACTGAAATATGCTTTAAGGTATGATAGGATATGGCATACTAAAGTATTCTTAAACAAAAAGAAAGAACAAAAAAAGAGAGGAGTAAGAGAGAGTGAATAAATTACCGACAGATTATCAGAACTTCATAGCATTAAGTAGGTACGCTAGGTGGCTACCTGAAAAGAAAAGAAGAGAGACTTGGAAGGAGACAGTATGTAGGTACTTCGATTTTATGGAGAAACACCTAGAAGAGAACACCGAGTATAAGCTGACACCTACAACTAGGAAAGAACTAGAGAATGCAGTAGCTAACTTAAAGATAATGCCTAGTATGAGAGCATTGATGACAGCAGGTCCAGCCCTAGAGAAGAACCACATAGCAGGATACAATTGTGCTTACTTAAGTGTGGATAGTCCTCAAGCATTTGATGAGTGTCTATACGTATTGATGCACGGTACTGGTGTAGGGTTCAGTGTAGAGAGACAACACATCAATAAACTACCTGAAATATCAGGAATGTTCACAGAGAATGATAAGGTCATTAAGGTTACTGATAGTAAGGAAGGATGGCAACAAGCATATAAAGAACTACTAGCTAGTATATGGAGAGGTAGTGTACCTCAATGGGATATGTCTAATGTCAGACCTAAAGGTTCAAGGCTTAAGACCTTTGGTGGTAGAGCTAGTGGTCCTGAACCTCTGAATGAACTGTTCCACTTCTCTGTGGATTTATTTAAGAGAGCATCAGGTCGTAAGCTGACGAGCTATGAGTGTCATAGACTGATGTGTAAGATAGCAGAGATAGTAGTAGTTGGTGGTGTACGTAGGTCAGCACTCATCTCACTATCTAATCTAACAGACGAAAGAATGAGACACGCCAAGTCAGGTCAATGGTGGAGCGATACACCTGAGATGGCACTAGCTAACAACAGTGTATGTTATACAGAGAAACCTGACATAGGTATCTTTATGTCTGAATGGTTAGGATTATATGAAAGTAAGTCAGGTGAACGTGGTATATTTAACAGGCAGGCCGCTATATCTCAAGTAGAGAAAACAGGCAGGAGAGATACTGACCATCAGTTTGGATGTAATCCTTGTAGTGAAATAATATTGAGAGACGGACAGTTCTGTAATTTAACTGAAGTGGTAGTACGTAGTAATGATAGTGATGTAGATATAGTAGAGAAGATAAGGTTAGCTACTATATTAGGAACATTCCAAGCTAGTCTAACTAACATACGTAGGCTACGTGCCAAGTGGTTACACAACACAGAGGAAGAGGCACTGCTCGGTGTGTCATTGACTGGTATTATGGATAACTCTTTGATGAACAAACCAACAGACAAGTTAGCAGATGTATTAGAGACTTGTAAGTTAATGTCTATACATACCAACAAGATATGGTCGAAGAAGTTAGGTATCAATCAAGCTACCTCTACTACTGCTATTAAACCTAGCGGTACGGTAAGTCAGTTAGTTGATAGTGCTAGTGGTATTCATACTAGACATAGTGACTATTACTTGAGGAGAGTTAGAGCAGATGTTAAAGACCCGATCGCACAGTTGATGGAAGATGAGGGTGTACCTTGTGAACCTGATGTAATGAAACCTGATAGCGTTCAAGTCTTCACATTCCCTATGAAAGCTCCGAAGGGTGCAATACTTAGGGATGATAAGACAGCTATACAACAGCTAGAGTTATGGTTAATGTATCAAAGACATTACTGTGAGCATAAACCTAGTGTCACTGTCAGTGTAAAAGAGCACGAGTGGATGGAGGTAGGTGCTTGGGTATACGAACACTTCGATGAGGTGAGTGGTGTATCATTCTTACCACACTCTGACCACACATATCAACAAGCTCCTTACGAAGATTGTGATAAAAAC